CGCTGATGATTTTCTCGGCCATCTCAGGGCTTACGTTCGCCCACTCAGTGGCCATAACCAGCACGAGGCCACCGATGGCGACCCACAATTTTCTACTTTTCAGTTTTTCCTTCATTGTCGTCAGTCAGAAGTTTGTAGCACTTTACTACAGTCCATAAAATTGTGACACTGAGTAGGATAATTTTAAGCACCATCTCAATGTCAGCCAGTGACACGGCAGCAAAGACGCCACCATTCACCCCCAATGTTCGCACATAGTCGCTCATAAGTTAAAGGTGGTGGAGCCACCCACCGAAGCAGATGACCCCACCATTGACGACGACTAGGATTAAGTTACCAGATTAGGCCGCTTAAAGACCACGGTTGCACCGTGATCTCCGAAGATCGGCTCAAACGCCATCTCGTACTGTCCGTAGTGACGACCGAAGTTGTCAAGCGGATCAGAGCAATCCTCAGCTTTGTACGCTCCTGTCACGAACTTCCACGCACCGCTGTAGTCCTCAGGAGAGAACCCTAACGGGCCGGGAGTCGCGGACGGAACAACTAGCTGACGCATCACGCTCGGGTTGAGCACAACCGCTGCCTCGTAGATACCATTGTTACCGCTGGCTTGAGACTTGCTCGTGTAAAGCGGGTTAATTTTAGTACCTGATCCCTTCGTGATTTCACCGCCAGCAAGCGCGACGTTTTCGTCGATGCGCTCGTATCCGGTTCCTTCACGTTTGAATCTCGGAGGATTCGTAACAACGATGTGACGGAAGTTGCCAACTACGCGATCTGCTCCAATGGCCTTTAACAGCTCATTAGCCTGAGATGACTCACGGTAATCCGTGCGGAGCTCACCAACTGCGGAGTTCTTCAGGATGTCATTAGACGCATCCATTCCGATAACGAGCGGGAAGATCGGGCCATTGGGGCCAAGCTCTATCCAACCGTTGCTGTCACCTTCAGTTGCCCCTGACTCAATCATCAGTATAGCAAGCTGATCTAGGTGGTTTTGCTCCAACCCCATAGTGTCATCCAGCGCATTTGCTACAGCGCCGTTGTCGAGGTCTTTGCTCGTTACGGCAGTGTCAGCCAACGCAGCACTAGTTCCAGTGCCGGCCAGAGTTACCTGACGAGCCTTCATCATGTACTCGTTAGCGATCTTGTTTTCCAAGACGCGCTTGCTGTGTTTACTGATCTCTTCCAAATAGGCTCTCAGGAAGGAATCTACGTTATGTCGATACTTGAGGTTGCTTTGGCATACCTGCGGGCCACGAATTGCTACTCGCTCCGGGCTGAAGGTTTGCTCGCTCATTCCCCACTCCACGTCATTCCAAGTGCGTTCGCAAAGGCCGTCAGTGGTGTCCATATCAATGTCACCGGAAACACCAGTGGCACCAATCTTCTCCCAAGCCAACTGATCGTTGATGGGCAGTGAGTTCTCGACCGTGAATGTCGTCTGAACCAAGCCGGTTCCGAGCGGGTACGACCCCTTCGGGATGGCGTTCATCCAAACTGATTTATGTGTGGCCTTACGGTGGACGCTTTTGCCCAAACTTTCCGTGGCCATCTTTAATGCTTGAAATACATCTGTACAAGCCATGATGAATCCTTTTCTTAAAAGATTTATGTTGCAAACGAAGTAAAGAAGTCGGCCACTCAGCCAGACGACACCTCGTCTGTTGTCCGGCTGGCCTCGTCCGGTTAGGGCCGTGCGGGCAGCCACGCCGCTGTATGGCTTAAAGTTTTGAGTGTTTAGGCAGGCTCCCCTACGCAATGAGGATAACACGGGGATAATCCGTGTAAAGGGGGGTAGCAACTTTTCCTGAACTATTATCTTGCATGAAAACTGGATCAATACTACCTTCTGGCACCGTTTTAAGGATGACTAACATGAAATTAAGGACACCAGTAACTGCCCGAGCATTAAAATGCGACGGGTTATCAGACGAATTCGGCCACCCAGTCCCCGCCTGCAGCAGTACAGAGATGGCGGTGCTTGGCTGCATAATGCTTAAGCCAGAACTTGTTGCCACTGTTGCTGGCGACCTTACTGATGAGGCATTTCATGATCTGCGCAACCGGAATATCTACACCGCGATGGTCGGCCTGCTTAGGGCGGGCGACCCTATCAGCGAGCTTTCAGTTAAGAATTTTGTAGGCGATGACGCTTCTGTGGGAGGGTTGTCCTACCTGACCGGACTGTCGGACGCCACTCCTTCATTCAAATCTTTCGAGTATTTTGTCGGGATACTCAAAGAGAAGGAGTGGCTCCGGCAAGTCCAAAAATCCACTCACAACATCCAGAGGCTCATTAGTTCCGCTAATAGTGAGGCTGTCTCTGAGGAAATTGAAAAGAGTTTGTCCCGGCTCCTTGCCTGTGGTGGAGGTGATGAGGGTGGGGAGGTCGGGATAAGGGATGCTGTGGATGCCTCAATCGCCTCTATGGAGGCGGCGATGTCAAACGACGGCAGCCTAGGCGTACCCACCGGCTTCCCTGCCCTTAACCATCTCACGTCAGGGCTGAGGGCTGGCGACTACTGGATCATAGCTGGCCGGCCCAGTATGGGAAAGACTAGTCTGGCTATGAACATAGCGGAGTATGCCGCCATAGAAAAGGGAGTGCCTGTGGGCATCCTGTCTATGGAGATGACGGCTGAGTCTCTGGCTACCCGAATGATTTCTGGTCGCGCACGCGTGGATTCCACCACCATCCGTGATGGTCGATTCACTCGACAGGAGATAGGCAAGCTGACTGTTGCGGCTGCGCCCATTGCAAAAGCCCCCATTTTTATTGACCAAACACCATCTCTCACCGATACGCAGATCGTGTCACGCGCAAGACGCATGAAGGCGCAGCACGGCATTAAGTTGCTCGTGGTGGACTACATCCAGTTAGCCCACGCCAGAGTGGGGAATCGTGAACAGAGATGGCGCGAGGTCGCCATAATCTCCGCGTCGCTCAAGCAAGCCGCAAAGGAGAATAGCATCGCTGTGCTGGCACTCTCCCAACTCAGCCGCGATGTGGAGCAGTCTGGGAGAGCCCCGCGTTTATCAGACCTCAGAGAATCCGGCTCGCTTGAGCAAGACGCAGACGTGGTGGGGCTGCTCCACCGGCCCTCCGGGGACGAGCACACTCAACTTATCATAGCCAAGCAACGCAACGGGCGCACGGGGGCTATTGATATGGAGTTTATCCCGAATGAGACACGCTTCATACAGAAGCTGCCCACCTATGATGACAACTGACACAACAAGCTTATGCAACGGGGAACTGACGCTAGTAATACAGGGGTTGGGCAACTGTCCGGCCTTCAAAAACAAAAAAATTATCGTCGGGAAACGGCTCATCACCGCCCCAAAAGCACGGCAATGGATGGAATCGGCTGTGAGCAGTTTGTACTCTCAGTTGAAGTGCTTGTATCAGACAAGCGGAGACGCGACCTCGACGGAGCATTGGCAACAATCTGCGATGTCATTGTTGCCGTACGACGACAACTGGAAAGCGATACCGGAGATAACGGTAAGGGTAAGGGTGGTGGAAAAGGGTGAAGAAGGCGCGATTATCCGGCTGACAAAGATTTCCCCCGTGTAAGGGGATTAGACAAGTAAACATAAACCAAAACATAAAAATAAAATGAGTAATACAGGCGACAGACAAGTAGTAGTGAATGGAATGGTATTCTGGCAGGCACTGGACAAGACCAATGCACTATCTGGCAAGTACCAGATCGACATATGCAGGCTAGGAAAGAAGGATATTAAGGCTCTTGAAGATATTGGGCTGGAGGTTAGGGTGCATACGGACAAAGATGGTAAGCCAGTGCCAAAACTGCTCCCTAATGGCGATGAGAACCTGATATGGAAGGGTAGGTACGTCACGCCAAAGGCCAACAGGCCTGTGACAATGGTGGATGAGGACAAGAAGAGCTGGGATTGCGATAAACTGCTAGGCAACAGAAGCATTGCAAATGTGTGTATCCGTGCCTATGACTATGACTTCAAAGGGAAGCAGGGCGTAGCAGCAGGGCTGCAGGCAGTGCAGGTGATGGAACACGTTGACTATAATCCTGCCGCCGTATTCGAGGCTGCCACCTCCCCTGCTGGGGGCGACGACGTACCATTCTAAATGGACACACAGGCTGCGCGTGGACTACTTGCTGCCATCATTGGCAGAGCTGTCAAAGACCGGCGGCAAGCAGTCACGCGTGGCTTAGTTGACGACAAAGCCCACCCCATCAACAATGCTGTGAGAGGTTGCTCCAAGCATGACAAGTGGGGATTAGTCAGCGATCTCCATTTTTTCTTCTATGAAGGAGGGATAGAGGCCGTGGCTTCACTGGCCGAGTTCAACTTTAACCTTATTTTAATCAAACAAAAAAGCGAGGAATCATATAATGAAGGACGAGAGAGAAGGAGTAGTGAGTGCGAGCGGATTCCCCGGTCTGGCTAAGTGCCCCGGGAAACACCAGCAAGAAGATGGGCTGAAGGACGTAACCACGGCAGTGGCTGCCGCAGGAAACGTGATGCACGATGCTTGTGCAGGGAAAGACGTTGCATTAACGCCTGATGCGGCGGACTTGGTACGGCGAATGAAGGAACAGGAAACCACTATGCGAATGATGGTTTTCGGGGACAACCCTATCGCGGAAACGTGCATCGAAAAGCGACTGTGGTCTAGGAAAAAGAAGTTCAGCGGCAAGTGCGACGTGATTCGGGTTAGTCGCGGCACGGCATTGGTGGTTGATTACAAGACGGGGAGGATACCAGTCGAACCCGCCGCAACCAACTGGCAATTAAAGGGGTACGCGGTGTTGACGGCCCATAATTGGCCCGTTGAGACTGTGTTCGTGTCAATCGTGCAGCCGTACTGTGGGAACCCCACCCTACACAAGTATGATAAGCGCGGGTTGCGTAAGGCGAGCCGAGAAGTACACGCGTTGATTCGTCGGGCGACGAAACCGAAGCCTCCACTCAACCCGGGAGAGGCTCAATGCAAGTATTGTAAGGCAAAAGCACTATGCCCAGCCCTGCGCCGTGAGTCTATGGCACTGGCTACACTGATTGGCACATCTATATCGTCCTTCACAGGCGATCAGATGTCCGATTTACTGGACAGATGCGGCCCCGTGGAGGGGTTTATGAAGGAATTGCGCAGTCACGCCAAAGGAATGCTGGAGTCAACCCCGGGTAGCGTGCCCGGATACCGGCTGTCAGCCGGCACGAAACGGCGCAAAATCACGGATAATAAGGCCGCTTATGGCATTATGTCCGACTCAGGCACCTCATTCGACGACATATTATCCGCTGTCACCTTCAGTGTCTCCAAGATTGAGAAGCTGACTCGCGGTGATAAGCGAGATTTGTCGGCGTATGAGGCTAGGGAGCTGGTGGCCGAGGCATTCGGCGACATCATCGAGACAGCAGAGATTGGCCCCAAGCTGGAAAGGGACAATAATGCCTAATCGAATTATACGCGCTGATATACTGTCCAGCGAGAGGGTCAACTCCCTGTCGTTCGGGGCAGAATGCTTCTACCGCCGGCTAATGAGCGTGGTGGATGATTATGGCCGCTTCCGTGGTAACATGACCGGACTACGTTCCGCGTGCTTCCCACTGAGGATAGATGCCGTCAAGGAGAAGGACATTGCCAAGTGGATTAAGGAGTGTACCGAGCTCGGATTACTGATGCTGTATCTGGCAGATGGGAAGAATTATCTGCAGATTGACAATTTCGGGCAAACCATACGCTCGAAGTCAAAATTCCCAGATCCACCCGATAATACCGAGTCTGCGAACATTTGCGAACAAATGATTGCAAATGAAATCATTTGCTCGCCTAGTCGTAGTCGTATTCGTATGCGTAAGTCGGACGAACCAGAGGGTTCGTCAGGAGGCAAACCGAAGGTTGGGGATATGAGTGATGAGGAGTACATTTCTTACTTATCGACTAATCCCACCTATGATGGTATAGACGTTGAACGAGAAGTCGGCAAATGCCTAGCGTGGTGCGAGGTGAAGAAGGTTGCTTGCACGCGAAGGCGAATAATCAACTGGCTTAACCGAGTTGAGAAACCGCTGAAGGCCCTGACCAAAGGCCCGGTAGATGCGGTTGGCAGAAAAATCGAGGTGGTGAATTGACAACTACTTTGCGACACTGGGGTGCTGTGCAGGCGACCTCCTTAGACTCAGGCTGGACTCAGCTTGAGCTTTCCCAGTCTGCCCCCCCAGTGTCGCCACCTGTTATGGCTAAAAATAAAAATAAGCTAGGAATAGAAACAGAGAAAGGGAAAGAGGCTGTAAGGCTTGAGCGTAAGGCACTGGACTCCTTCTGCACATACCATCACCATATGGACTACGTTGCCCCCAAAAAGGACGAGCCCGCTGTGATTGACGCCTTCTTCACCGTTAATAAGGGGAAAGACCTGTACGCAGTCGTGGAGGTAAAGTCCCGGGATATGACGAAGAAGAAGCTGATTGGCTACGACTGGGAAATGATGATAACCCACGCCAAAGTGAAGGCAGGGCGAATGATGGGCAAAATGCTTTGCTGTCCGTTTGTCATCATACTCTACTTGGTGCCGGACGAGATAATGCTGGTACAGCAGGTCAGCGACAAATACGGGGACTTGGTTGTAGGTATGGAGGTAAGGAAAACTATGAGCCAAGAAACAATAAACGGAGGTAAAATCCTGCGGGAGAACGCCTTCATCAACATGAAAGCTGCTAAGGAGTATAAGGTATGAAGGCAGTTTCTGACATATTATGGTCGCTGATCCTGCTAGTCCTCGTCATGTTTATTGTATGGGCAGTTGGGAGACTATGAATTAAGTGTCGGACATAGGGGGGGTTTAGGTCGCTAGCTTGCTCTCTAAGCCACTTTGATTCCCGAAAGGTACTCAGACACCCTTTCGGCATAAAAACGCCTCAGAGGGTGGCGCCACCACCAAAGAAGGGCATCACAGGAAACAGGAAGATGAGCACAGAAGCAGAAACATACTTTACGGAGAGGAAGCGGAAGGCTTGGTGGGCAGCCAGTGCACAGGAATGGTTGGCTGATCCCACGGCTGACTCCGAACTTCTCTTTGTTGCCAGCCTCGGCACTGAGTTGGCTGACCCAACTTTATCCCGGCAATGTCTGGTCGAGGCGAAGGAGCGCAGAAGGGGGGGGAACAAATGAGTGAAGGAGCCATACAGATAAGTTACCCGGAGCCATACCCTCTCTGCCCCTGTGGCCCCCGCCTTACTTGGGAGTTCAGGGAATCCTCCAACTTAACGGAGGGGAGGTGGGTCTGCTACGAATGTATGTCCAGCTTTAAAGGACTCCCCCATCCTGAGGTGAGTAAGGTTGAGTTCACTCAGTTCCCAGTCGGAGTCTGGTTCCCCCCCAGCGCAAGCGTCGTGGCAGAGAGGGCGAAGAGGAAGGAACTGGAGAGGGAGGCAGCGATGGTAGTGAGGGCAGCGATGGCGGCGAAGGCGAAGAAGGAGAA